CATCATAGCACATATATGTACAAATGGCGTTGCCTGTGGCGGAAGATAATTGATCGATTTCCAATTTAAGTCCTCTCGCATAATCTGAATGATATGCTATTGTTCCTGCATCCGGTGACGTTGCGGGTTTAACAATATAGTCCATCCACGTTTCAAAAAATGTACGTTCTTTCATGTCTTCAGAACAAATGACAGATAGCGTAATATCGTTATATGTCATATCATATGGAAGTTTCATTGTTGGACCTGCAAATGTATCGTCAGTCGTTGCAATTGTTCTTCCCGGAAACTCAGCCTTTTCACATCTGTATGAAAAGTTAGGCATTTTATTATTAAAAACTTGGGCTCCAGTAAGCACACAGTTAAACATATTAGGACGTGCAATCACACCCACAGCGGATCTTAATGCGCTGATAGAAAAACTTGGTTTTGCTATTCGGGTGTCTTTGACATTTACGTCTGGAAAAGTTGTTAGTGCTGTTGCTATCATTTATGTTCTTCCTAATTTCTTACGTGATTCTTCCCAAACACGACCAGTGTCTGCTTTTCTGAATGACTCGGTTGGTAAAAACAATGCAATGTCCCACTCTTTTACTTGTATCTCTAAAAATTGAGAACGAACATGAGTTCTTAAGTATTTCTTAAGAGTTGGTTTAAAATATCTATACTTAGATGCACCTTGTAGAATAGAATATGAAATTCTAACTTTTGTGCTATCATCATACTGTTTATTTGTCAATGTTGAGTATAAAGCGTCCATCAATTTAGCACGTAGAACAGGAGGCAAATAATGAAAGTTGATTCCTAAAAATCCATCTGATTCCATCTTTACTGGAAATATCAAAGGAAATGTATCGTAGTATGGTAAGTCAGCCTTATGCTTTGGATCGTATTTAAACGCATACATATACCCAAATTCCATACTTGAAACTTTACGTGCTTCATCTGTACGTTTTTCAAATGTACTTGGAGATATATTTCCAGTTAGTTTTCCGGCAGCCGATCTGTACCATTCCCTCGCATCTTTTGATTTTGCGGGAATAACACCTTGTTGTGCGCCTTTGATTAATATGTTATCGAATATAGCCATACTTCTATTTATCTCAAATCTTTGTCGGTTATGATTTTAAATTCCCAATTTCTTTCAATTGAGTACTTTGTTGCGGCTTCCCATTTTGCTTGATTCACACCCCATGTCATCACTTCATTGATAAATCTTCTAGTTGGTTTACCATTGGGTGTATTTTTTCTAACAGGAGGACGTGTTTGTATGTCTGGCTTGACTTCAATCAGCACAGATTTGATATCACCGTTTCTATCTTTGTATTTCATCCAGAAATCAACAAAATATCGATGATAACGATTATCAACAGGAGACACATAAGGCACAACAACTTCTTCAGAAGACCACTCTAAAATAGATGCAGTCTCATCACAGTATACCATAAATCTACGTTCAAGTAAACTACGATAAACAATATTAGTTGGGTTACCTTTGTACTTTTGATAGTTTTTAGGTTTAAATTTACCTTTGTACGACATAAATAGGATAATGAGTTTTCATAAAAGGAATAAAAAGTGGCAGACCAGTATCCGTTCAGAATAAATCAAGGTGTTTCAGGATATCCTGTCACTTCAGGAAATTTAATTTTTGGTGCACAAGATTCACATAAGGATTTTGTGACACCAATGGCTCGCTTCGAATTCTTTGATGCATTCGCAAGCGTCAAATCTGAGGCGGCAATCATATTTATACGCATGGGCGGAACGTTTAACACAACGTTAAGTAATGGATATTCAGAGAGTCAGAACATATTTGGTGCGCCAGATGCAAATCCAAGTGATAGTGTTTTTAGCGCATTGAAGACTACTGGCAATGCAACATTAGAAGCCATATTAAAGCAGGTTAAATTTGCCGCATCTGGCGCACAAGGTTTTATACAGTCAGCTGGATTAGGAGGAAAATCTCAATATGAATTCATCACAAAAAGATTCTTAAATAATTTTCAACAATTGATATATCAAGGTCCAACATTTAGAAGATTTACATTGCCATTTACAATGAGACCAACAAGTCTTTCAGAAGCAGAAAAAATGATAGATATTGTAAATATGTTTAGATTTGCATCTTCACCTAGAGGTGGAATAGTTACAGGTGATGTTTTTGAGGGCGCAGGAGACGATTCAGTTCCAGATTTGAGAGAAAAAACTCCAGAACAAATTGCACAAATTAAAGCGGATGCTAAAATTCAAGGTGGTGATATTGCCTTCTTGGTTGGCGGAAATTTAATTGGTGGTGGATTAGATTCTGCATTTAGTCTTGGGTATCCAGACACTTGTAAATTCAAATTATTACTCCAAAAGAATGCTACAGGTGATACTTCATTAACAGAATTGTTTACTAGTGAATTTTGCGTAATTGAAAACGTGGCAGTTGATTATGGGTCACAGAATAAAATGGTATTTTTTTCATCGGGTGCTGACAAAAAATACTATCCGAGTGAAGTAACAGTAACAATCAATTTAAGAGAAACATCATTACCAACAACAGGTACACTTGGTAACGAACGAACTTCAATAAATTCAGAATATAGGACGATTTTCTAAAAATGAGTATATTTACAAATTATCCAAAAATTCGTTATAAAATTGACGACCACGATTATCTAAAAGCAATCGATATTACAGTTGTGTCTAAGATAAAAGACTACGTAAAAGATTTTAGGAAAATTGCATATACACCATATGTGATTAGGGACGGAGAAACTCCAGACTTTGTTTCATATAAATTGTATGGTAGTCCCGAATATGATTGGGTTATAATGTTAACTAACAACATGTATAGCATATACGATGACTGGCCTAAAAATACTGACGAATTTAAAAATTATATCATCGAAAAATATGGCAGTTTACAAACCGCAATGAATACATTAAAGTATTACTATGATAATTCGGGAAATATAATTGACGTTGCCGAATGGACAACATTATCTTCGGCGCTTAGAAGATCAGAAACAACGTATGAGTGGGAATTGAGAAAAAATACAAATAAATCAAAAATTAAAATTCTGCAAAAAAATATTCTTGGGCAATTAGATGCCGGATTAAAAAGCATCATCTTAAAGCCTATTATTTAATATATGACATATAAATTATCATACCCATTTGGTGCGGTGTCTGGTGACACTCAAATGGACGCACCCAATGACATTGCAATATCTAGAATTAATCTTCCAAAATCACAAATTGGCGGAGATGTTGTAGTAAATGAGTTATCGATCTTAACAAGACAAAACGTTAAAATTTCTTTGTTGGATTCATTCTTAGATTTTAATATAGACGAAAATGTATTTTCTGCATCTATTGTTGGCTCAGTAACTATTGGTGATATTGGCGGCGCAATTGAAAAATGGGAAATAGAAGGCGGAGAAACTATCACATTAAAAGTTTCTATGCCGGCAACGCAAGATGTTATTGTCTGGAGACAAGATTTTATTGTCAATAAAATTAGCAGATATGAAGTTGATGTTTCTAACTTAACAAAAAAATATACATTGTTTTTTTCATCAAGGTCTTTTGTAAACTCAACAAAAAAATTAATCTTCAAAAGTTACAAAAATACAAATATCAATGATGCTGTTGTGTCACTATTTAAAGAAATGTCGGATAACGATTTAGCGATAGAAGACCCAAAAGTAACATTGACTGCTCCGTTTGTGAGTACTGGAATTATGCCACATAGAGCAATTGAAGCATTGGCTGAACGTGCTTGTACTAAAAATAAATTTTATGTATTCTTTGAACGTTTTATTCCAGTAGTTGGTACATACCCAACCGGAGGAAAATTTGCATCATCACACTATTTCGGAAGCTATGAAAAGTTAATAGACGACTCCATCACTGGTGGCGTACACACATTACAGTTTAATCAAAATTCAGACGGAAGAGTTGAAGGTAAAAATATTCGTGTTTCAAAATTGACGTATAAAGAAAACTTCAACCATTTGGAATGTATGCTATTGGGCTTATACAATACTACAATAACTTCAATCGATCCAATTAAAAGAACGCATAATGTGGAAAAATTTGGTTATAAAAATAGAGAGACTGGCGATTTCTATGCCAATAAACTATTAGATGAACAAAACATTTTCAATACTTACGACAATAATAAAAATGAGATTCCAGGAAGACGTTTGATTTTATCGTCAATTAATGATACAATCAATAGAAAGAATTGGCTTTCCAATAATATTTTTGGACACTTATCTAAAAGCATGTTTAAACTAGAAGTTGACGTTCAAGGCGCAACCAATTCAATTGGTGTTGGACATGTTATCAATCTTATGATTCCTAGCGCATACGATAAACAATTAACTTTGAATTCTAGTGATCCACTACCAGATGGATATCATTCTGGCAAATATTTTGTATCTGGAGTTAAACATAGTTTATCTGGAACAAGTTACATAAAGAGATTAGAACTTACAAGAGGTTCTTCTCCCATAAACCTAAACCGATTAATACCAGTATCCCCATAAAGGCATTCGAAAATGAAACTCAAATTTTCAGAATATGTAGACTTAAAAGACTACAAAGCATATCAGCTTATAGAGAAACAAATTCTCTACAACAAAGGCGCAAAGTATGGGCAGATTGTATTTCTTGCTGGTGGTGCGGCGTCTGGTAAAAGTTTTGCTGTTCAACATTTTATGCAAGGATCAGAATTTAAAGTGCGTGACGTTGATAAATTGAAAATTGCATTTCAAAAGTTAGATGAACTTGGTAAATTCACGACTCAAGATTTGCTAGACAAGTATGGCGACAAGATTTCTGAAAAAGACAAAGAACTTATTCAAAAAGAATTGATTGACAAGAATCTGAAGATGGGTGACTTGAATCTTAAAACTCCAACGCATGTATACATTCTACACGTACTTGTTCGTGCTACTGGTTCAAAAGACAAGACATTAGAGTTGATGCTTGCTGGCGCTGAAAAAGGGCAATTACCAAACATCATATTTGACAGTACCTTCAAAGAAGTTTCTGACATGACAGATGTTTTGCCGAAACTGTTTGCCGCTGGATATGAACCAAAGAACATTCACGTATCTTGGGTTCTGCAAAATTATCAAATTGCAATAGAAAATAACAAAACTCGCCCTAGAGTTGTGCCAGAAGATATTTTGCTTTCGACTCATGTGGGTGCCGCCCGCACCGTGTATGATTTGGTAACAAAATCTATGCCACCATCTGTTCAGGGCGGTATTTATGTCATTCTAAATAATCCAGAGAATACAATTTATATACTTGACCCAAAAACAAATAAACCATACAGAGACAAGAGAGATAATCCTGTTATTAAAGACTTCAAATACTTGACGCTTAAAGAACCAGGAAAGCCTACAAAGACAGAACTTGATGTGAAAAAACAATTACTCACTTGGATCAGAGACAATGTTCCTCCAGGTTCAGTAGACACATCAGAGTTAGACAAGCTATGAAAAAATTTAAACATTTTATACAAGGCACTACTGTTTCACAAGAAGAGTGGGAAGAAGATGTTTACGGTCCAGAATTAATTGAAACACTTAAGCAAGTAGATGGCAGATGGGCGTTAGTTTCTAAGAAGACTGGTAGACCTTTGCGCTACTACAAAGGTGAAGGTAAGCCATCAGACGAATGGATTGCTCAACAAGAAAAAGAAATTCAGTACTTTAAGAACATGGGATAATTGATGAGAAACTTTATTGGTCAAGATGGATTTGTTTGGTGGATTGGAATCGTTGAAGATATTGACGATCCATTGACGCTTGGCAGATGCAAAGTGAGATGCTTTGGATATCATCCAGCAAAGTCAACTAATTTAGTTCCGACTGCCGATTTACCTTGGGCACTATCTATTCACCCC